TACTGCCAAACCATCTCTAGCATTTTTGTTTGTACTACCACCCATGTTACGGCCTAATATTGATTTTTTTATTTTTCCAAAAATACCTTTAACTGAATCTTTCAATGCGTTTGGATCACCAATTACTCTATCAGGATCGGTTTCTGCTGCAAGCGATCTTTGTCTAGGAGTTCCCATACTATCATTGTTATTGTTTCTTTCTCTTCTTTTTCTAGCTGCTTCTCTTTTTGCCTCCAACATAGCTTTTGCTTCTGAAGGTGTTTGACTTGGGCCTTGATTATCAGGAACCCTGGATTTAAATAGTTCATTAGTTTTAGGTTTTTTATTGGAGGCTTCTTTTTTTAGCCTAGCAGCTTTCAATTTATCTTGCTTTGCTTGCCTATTAGCTTTTATTTCTCTTTGAGTGTCTTTATATTTAATTTCGCGAGAAGAATCACCTATGTCTTTAAATTTACCTCGATCTTTTCCGCTTTTTAATTCTTCTTTTAGTGATTTTTTAAACGCATCAGCACTTCTGAATCCACGTTTTACTCCTTCACTTGTTATTTTTGCAGAAGTATCAAACTTTTTATTTAGTCTTTTTTTCCTTTCTTCTAAAGTTTCTTTTTTAGATGAAGGGGGTCTTTTTGTTGCATCTGCTTTTGAAAAAATTGCCATTTGTTTTTCCTCTTATTTAATATTAGTTTTACCTTTTATTGCTAAACCATCTCTTATACATTTTGTTGTTTTTACTGCTCCACCTTTGCTAAATTTCTTTTCTATTGATCCTTGAACTCCAATGTTTTGACCTTTAGGAGAGGCTGACAATCCAAATTTAGCATTAAGTGTGTCATTTTTATATTTTAATCCAGCACCAAACCTTTTATTTTTTCCGCCTGTTCCAGAACTATAATTAGCATCAGCAGTAAAATTATCTCCTAATGGAATTTTTGTATCTATTCCAAATCTAGGTTGTACGTTTATTTTTTCTCCGTCTCTTGAGTATGCAGAAAATTGAGCATAAGGAGAAACAGTTGCGCTTCCAAGTTTTTTATTATATGTGGCCTTACCATAAGCAGTTGTAACATCATTACTTTTTTTAGCTCCACCACTAACATTAAATTTTTTATTTGGCATTTTTTTATTCTCTGCCATTTTAATTATCCTTCTTTTTAAGACTCTAGTGCTGTTATGCGAGCTTCAAGCTCTTGTATAGTTTTAACTAATAAGGGTACTAATTTACTTTGGTCTATTCCTTGTGGCTTTATGCTACCATCATCATTGGTTTCATCTTTTACACCAGTAATAGCTTCAGGAACTATATTAGAAACTTCATGTGCAATAAACCCATCAACTAAAGTATTTGTGCTGTCAGCTATAAAATTAAATCTAGCGGGTTTTAATTGTTTTAATCTAGTTGTTGCATCCCATGTGTAGTCTACATTTTCTTTCAGCCTGTAATCAGAGCTTGTATTATAAGCAGTTGAAGAAGTAACAACAATGTTTCCAACTTGAGTACCATTTAATCTAAAAGTTTGGGTTTCCTTACCACTAAAGCTTGTATTAAAGGATAGAGTAGTTCCATTAACATCATTATAATTAGTCATTCCAATTGGATTACCAGCTGTACCATTACCATGAAAAGCATAAACACCTTCAAGAGATGCTGGGTTTATTTCAATGTAAGTCTGATTACTTCCCCCATCACTTCCTTGAATTAATATTGGACCATCTGAAATAGGATTACGAAATATCAAACTCGAAGAGTCTTTTTTAATGAGTCCAAAATTTGTTCCAGCCGCAGCAAAATTTACATCTAAGCCAGCTGCATCAAGTGTAATATCTCCAGCTACATCGAAGACCAGATTACCAGCGGATTCAAAATCTCCATTTGTACCATCATGTGTAATTTTTAAATCTGAATCTGCACCTATGTTTAAAACTGCACTATCTGATAACAAGAATAAGTCATCACCAATAACAGCATCTAATGCTACTGATAGACCGCCATCTGTTTGTAAGGAACCATCAGTTGTACTTGTTGCATTTGTAGTATCATCTGTTTTTAAGACACCACTAAAGGTTCCTGTTGTTGCAGATAGGGTACTACCACCAACAATAGTTCCACTAACATCTAAATTACCATTAAGATCAACAAGTGTAGAATTTAATTCTATTTCGTCATCTGCGTTTATATCTAAATCACCATCAGCAGGAGAACCAATATTGATTGCTGAATCTCTAAACTGTATTACACTTGCTCCGTTTAAAAGAACTCCTGTATCGGCAACATGAGTAAAAGTAACATCTTGATCATCGCCTAATCCAATTACAGCACCATCTGCTAAAAATAAATCTGAAAATTCTAATGAAGTAGTACCAAGAGCTGCGCCATCACTTGCATCTGGAACAAATGCAGTTGAAGCAGTAATTGTTGTTGCAGACAAAGTGCTTGCACCAACTATTGTACCGCTTACATCTAAGTTAGCATTAACATCACATAGTGTTGCATTTAATTCTATTTCATCAGTTGCATTAATATCCAATATAGCATTACTTGGCGCACCTATATTTTGTGATGAATCATTGAATTGAATAACAGAAGTTCCATTTAAAAGAAGCCCTGTATCAGCAACGTGCGTTAGTGTTACATCAGTGTCTGCACCAAATCCTAAAACTGCTGCATCTGATTCTAAAGTTAAGTCATCGCCTACAGTTAAGTCAGTACCTACAGTTAAAGCTGCTGCGGCAGCTACTGCTCCTGCAATACTTAAAGTTCCTGCTAAATCTAAATCAGTAAAAGCATTTAATACTGCTGCACCTGAACCAGCTCCATCAAGTGTAACAACAGCTACTCTGCTATTTGGAATAGTTACTGTTGCTCCTGAACCTTGTTTAATTATTATATTTTGAGAACCACTTGTAGCGTTCTCTATAACTTGAATTCTTTTTAATGTATTTGGTCCTATAGTAATAGTACAAGCTGAATCAAGAGTTCCTGTATATTTTACATACATGGCTCTAGCTTGATCTGACGCACCATCAGCAACTGTAGATGTATGTGTATCTGCATTAGTTGTTATAGCTTCTGTGCCAATACCTAATGCTTCACCTATAAGCTCTAAATTGGTATTTGTAGTAGTACCCCATGTACCACTAGCATCGCCAGTAGCCATTTCATTTAGTCTTAGGTTATTTACATATGAGCTTGCCATTTTTATTCCTCGTTAATATTTATAAAACAATTTCACTATAAGTTGGAGTTTGGGTTATTGTTATATTTGTATATGTTACAGATAAATTTTGCGCCAACTCTCCCCAAACATTTGCCGAACTTAATGTGCTTGTCAATTCAAATCCTTCAGGTGCTATATTAGCATCAGCAGTAACTGTTTCTGTACCTAGTGCAGATGTACCTGCTAAACCTGTCATATCTAGGAAATTATTAGTTATTAAACTTTCATTTCCTACTGCTGAAGTACCAGCATTTCCAGTGACAGAAACATTAGCTGCGGCAGATACTGATTCATCTCCCAATCCACTTGTTGAGGTTGTTGCGGTTACTCCTGCAACTGCTGCGGCTTGTACAGCAGTTCCATCATCTAGTGCTGTGGTTCCAACATTTCCAGTGACAGTAACTGGTATTGGATCAGAGCCAAAACCTAGCTGACCCCAAGTACCTCTACCCCAGCCATTTATATTAGCCATAGTAGAACTACGCTATTCTTATAATTGCATTTGAAGCGTCTGCTGCTGGAAACTGTATTGTAAAATCTCCTGCTGTAGATGTTTTATCTCCACCAAAAGCTAAAACACAAACTGCTTTATCGCTGTTTGTATCGTTATATATTAAACAACCATTAGCTGTAATGGTTACATTGCTAAAAGTTAAATCAGCAAAATCAGTAAATGCTGTTGTTCCTGAAGTTGTAGGATTAATATTAGTTAATGCTGATCCTGTGGCAGAATAATTAGTTCCACTAGCTTCATTTGTACTTGAGTATGCTGTAGTAGTTGCACCTAAAGATGCAGAACTTGTGTACAAAGCTAATTTAAAACTATTTCCACCAGATGCTAAAAAATTATGCGTACCTTCAAGTAGTTCTTTTTTAAATGATGTACACATTGCTTGCGATATTGCCATTATAATCTCCTGATAATATTTGCCATCTCTTGATGACCTTGTTTTTCTAATAAACCTGCTACAGTAGCTCTATCACTCAATACAGCTTGTTTCATGTACAGTAAAACTACATTTTGTATATGATCTTTAAATGCTTCTGCTTGTGCTTTAACCATAGGATCGGCATTTTCGCTTACAGCAATTAGACGCTCCATTATGCGCTCTGTCCAATATTCAGGCTTTAAACCTTCATTCTGAGTAGTTTTAACCCCTACAGTTCCTATTGTGCTTTGTACATCCACACTAAACATTTATTTTCCTTTGTCCATCTCTATAAGCATCTTTACGATTGTATCCGTCTGATTGCAATGTAAGTTTTTGCAAAGACTCTGTAAATCTTTTTTCGTAATTAGCTAGAACATCAGGCTCACCTTTCATAAATACATACGCTTCACATAAAGAAGCATAAAGTAATGTTTCTGGAGAATTTGTACCTAGCCATGATGTTCCATCGGCTGATGCAGTTATTGATGTAGGTGTATAAAAATAATGTAACTCGACGCCAAAAGCAGAACTAGGTGTTGGTCCTAATATAAAATTTTCAGAATCAAATTGTGCATAATGTTTTGGCAAACCTGTAGTTGCAATTTTTGGGTATGCTTCTCTTATGTAATTTACATCAATGTTCAAAAGATAATTATAGTTACTGTCAGAATCAATTACTGCAAGTGAATATGGATATAAATAATCATCAGGTGCTTTTAAATACTCAGAATTAGCAGTTAAATTAGCTGTTACATTTTTTCTAAAGTTAGGAAGCTCAACAGATTTAATTATTCTGTCTTCTGCCTGAACAATAATATTTGATAAGTTTGAAACAAATGTTGCTTCAGTATTTTCTGTATAATCTTGTATTGCCGATTTTAATGTAGTAAATGTCAGACTCATGTTGTACTCACTTTAACTGTTCCAATATCGCCTTTTATATTTAATCCCATTGTACTAGAACCAAATTCAAACATTCCTCCACCTACAGGATTAAAAGAATAATATGATGTAGAAGATACTTCTCCTGCATCTGGTCTAGCATTAAATAAAGTTTGTGGATCACTACTATTTATTTCGCCTAATTTTAATTGAGGATGGTCAGTATCAAAACACTCAGTACAAACTCTGAAACCATTTCTTTTGCTGTCTTCAATTTCATATTTAAGCAAATTAAGTTTAAATGTAAAACCACATCTATCACATTGACCTAAAGCTTTTGTTGCTCTTGCATAAGCCATTTAGTAACCATAAACCCCTAAGTCTGGAACAAATCTTACAGATGCCCTTTCTCTGTCGGCATCACTAACATCCTTCCATAACTCATTGTATCTTTGTCTAATCATAGGAACTCTTTGTTGAGCTTCAGGTGATTTACAAGCTAAGTTATATGCTAAAGCATAAGTTAAACAAGGAAGATACCTGGTAGGTACATCTGTATTGTTACTTCCAACATTACCTGTATCTTCAATCTTTTGAACATAATCATAAACTAGAGTATATGATTTATCAGGAGTAGACCATAGAACTATATCAATGCTTGATGTGCCTTTATCAACATAAAATTGTGTGGGTTTAGCTTGATTAAGTTTATTAGATTGGTGATTGTATTCTGTCTTAGATATTCTGTTTAATCGCTGATCAAATTGTTTTGTTTGATCTCCAGCATCAGTTCTTATAAAGACATCTATTACATCAAGAGCAGACAAATCTATTGTGTAACTGCTTGTGCCAGAAACAACAGAAGCTGTTCCTTGCTCAACAGTCCATAAATTAAGACCTTTGTTTTGCCATTCTAAAAATACTAAATTTAAAGCTCTTTTAGCACTTCTGAACTTATATCCTGATCTTAATTCAAGCCCACAAAGATCATAAGCTTCTTCCATAATATCGCTTAAATCTAAGTTAAATGTATGCGTTCCACTGGTTGCCATTATTTATCCTATTTTTAACATTTCCACCTTCTACGAGCCTGTCTTATTCTTGAATCAGGATCGTTTCTAGTTTTAGCTGAACTATTTTTAAGTTGCCCTAGAGACCTTGCACAATAAGATTTTCTTCTTTTTGCAGCTTTACTACCTTTTTTTACATCACCTGTAACTGCTGTTTTTAACTTAGAACCAGGATTGGCTTTACGATAAGCGGCAACCCCTTTCTTAGTCATACCAGCTCCACTTTTAGTAGATCGGTAGTTAGCACCCTTACCTTTAGTTGTTTTAGGTATAGAGTTATCTCTTTTTCTCATTGCTTATGTCTACTTATCGTTTGTTTTTTTTCATAGCTGGAACACTTGTCATTCCGCCACCAAACATATTTTTGACATACTCTTTGTAGGATTGAACTTTTTGTTCTTTGCCTACTTCTGTTCCCATTTTTCCACCACCAGCCAT